TGCTGTTGATCTTGCCCATAGGTTGTGTCTAGCCAACCACCCACCGCAAGGTCGAGCGTATATTTAATTACGCCAAGTCTTATTAGCGTGGCTAATATCCCTATTAAATTTGTTAATCATTGCTCTTATGGTCATCTTCTCAACAATTTCTTGGTTTGCCTTAACCCACGCGATGGCCTCATCGTATGACTTTGCATCCTGCAACCCATCCTCAAACTGATCCCACGCCTCTTTCTCGTTCACAAATTCTTAAATACACGCCAGCCACCACCTGTCGATGGGCAAAGCTTGGTTGTTACCGACCTGCACTTGGCGATGGGTAAAAGCCAGAATAGATCATCATTCATGCCCCAGCACGCCACATAATCCACGCCACTGATAGCGCGCTTTGGGATGTTAAATCCATTGCCACTGCTAGTGGTGAAGCGATACTTGGTGCGACCAGGTTCTATCGCTTGGGCAGTCTTAACTTGGATGCGAAAGAACTTATTTTTCTTCTCTGCTACCACATCGTAACCAGCAAAATCCTCGTAAGGCGTAAGCACGTTGTACCCGCACCGCAGCAACGCGCCAGTAACGCGAGCCACCCCAACTGCACCAATTTGGCGTGATGTTAATTTCATCCTTGACGGCTTTCGGTTTGTGCTAGAGACTTTTTCCTATGAAAGCAATAACAACTATAACACTGATGGCGATGCTGATGGCATCGGTGATGGGGGAAGATGATGGCGAAATGGAAGCATTTGTTGGCGGGGTTTATGGTGAGAAAGGATTTGCTGTTATTATAGATAAGGACACGGCTTTAGTTAATGGTAAATTGATATTGCGAAATGGTGATATTTATACGACACCAAATGGAACATATACCGATAATTATGGCGTGTACTCTGGACCTAAAGGAATTACCACAAGAAATGGAGACATCTTTGCTGGAAGCACTGGCATCATATACGGCTCTGGAGATGTTTTTTTTGGATCTGGTGGGGCAACCATTGTATCTGGAGGCGCAAGTTCCAGTATGAGGAAGCCCTAGCCCTGCCCAAAGGTTGACAATCTGTTCCTAATCCTAGTCTCTAGACCAGGAATGAATTTCTTTCTGGCTGGGTTACGTTCAGCCATATTGTATTCATCCTGCAACTGAGCATCGCTGGCTGCACGCATTAAGGCTCTTGGCTCAACTTGGTTGATTGCGGCTAATGTTTTAGGACCAAACCCGCCATCCACGGCCACTTTCTGCCCTAGTGCATTCAGCCCTTGCTGGATGTACTTTGTTGCACCGCCCAGCCCACGATTAAACGCAAGATCCTGCGTGAATGGTTGGAGTGCTTGGGGCAGTTTTTCAACGAGTGGCGCGGTGTATCCCTGGATGTACTCTGCCGCTGCTTTCGCTCTTTCTTGCGGAGGGAGCGATGAGATGGCTTTGAATGCTTCTGGATGGTATCGGTCATTGATTCCAGCTACCTCAAAGTTTCCACCCATATCTCCAGTTGGCAACTTATAGACTGAAAGATTGCCCTGCTTATCCTTACGACCTTCCCACTCCACGGTTTGCAATGGTAGCGGAAGCGCACCAGAGGGTTGCTGTGCTGGTGCTGCTGGTGGTTTAACATATTCGCTCATAGGTTCTATCCTCGCAGTCTGTTCTGGCGGTTGTTGCGGTGGTTTTGAATAAGGCTCAAACTCCATACGGATTGCGTTATTGCGATCCTGCTGGCTTAAACCAGTTTGGCGTGACGCTGATCCAGAAATGTCAAATTTAGCCATTTACTCTCCTTGTTTCATCATAAGCTCGCGGCCTATTTCTTGACGCTTCTGCATCTCCTCTGGAGATAGCTCGCGCCGCATACTCTTTGTGAGTGACTTGCTGATTTTATAGTCTCTGTACCTGTTGTTGGCTATGGCTGAAGCATTGTCAACGCCCATCCCGCCAGCGCGCATTGCAGAGATAGCTTCCGACCTGGAAAGACCAAGCAACATAGCAGCGTGGAAATCCTTGTTTGCCTCATCGAACATAACCCTTCGCCTGTTCTGCATCTTCTCGAACTGTTCCCGTACTTTTGCTTCTGGAACATTGCCAACCGCGCCATAGGTTTCTGTGAATATCCTGCCAACATCAGCCATATCCGTATTAAACCTAGATGCTTTAGATTCCAGTGCTTTAGATACATTGATGGATTGCGGACGAATGCCGAACAGCGCAGACAACTCCTCAGATGGCTTGTAGATACGTCCGTATTTTGAAACAGTTGTGTCTGGCTCACCAGTTAGGGCATATCTAATTCTGCGAAGCTGTGAAACTGTTGCTGGTTCGTTTTGCCTCAACAAATAATTGATTGTACTTAATGTCTGGTCAAGAGTCGTGTCTTGTGGATTGCGAATTGCTCTGCCTTGAGGAGTTTTCCCATAAATAGCAGAAGCAATTGAATTTGCTAAAATGCTTGGACCAATATAAGACTCAAGAAAATCTTTTGTTGCATTAAGTATTGACTCTTCTGGATCTCTGCCAGATGCAACTGCAAAAGCTGGTCCTTTGAAGACTTCGTATGGGTCTGTGTATGAAATGTCAACATAGCCAACATCTTTACCATTTGATCCAGTTGGCATAAGCGTTGCGTTCTTTTGATATGGTGCAACAAAACGTCTTAAAGCCTGCATCTTCCTGTCGTTAAATCCAGTTGCCCACATACCGAGCCTTGTTATCGCAACGGTTGCAGTTGTTGCTGCAAGAATGCCAATCAATCTATTAAATCCATACCTACGCATCCCAGGAGTTTTCAAATCCTCGCCAGCGTATCTAAGTGTATTTGGTATAATTCTCAACATTTCAGAAGGCCAAGATATAAAATTACCAAAAAATGGTTGAAGCCTTAATGCCTTAACTATTCTTGGAACGCGAGAATAGGTTGGTCTAGTATTTTTTACACGCTCGGCTGCTATTACTTCTGCTTCTTGTCGTGATAATCCTCTTCCATTCATCAATTGCTTTGTTTCGTTTTCCCAAGCCATCAATTTGAATAAATTATCTCCAGCACGATATGTTTTGTTTAATGCAGCGAGTCCTTTTTTCGCAATATTTCCACCCTTCCCAGCCAGGTCTTCCGCGAAATCAATTGTTGATCCCTTGTATTGTTGGGCATCTTTAAGTATTTGGGAAAATTCATTTAAAACCGTATTGTCATAAAGTCCAAGCTGTGTTGCTCTAGTCAGATAAGCTCGACCTTCTTTTGTATCCATGTTTGGAACTCCAAATTCAGCCAAAACAGACCTAAGTGGTTTCAAGTTTCCTCCAAATGACACATTTCCATTGGCAACTTCGATCAATACGTTTGAAATTGGATTCCTAAACTGAGCCTGGATGCTTCCAACTGTCTTGCCCCACTTGACCCAAGCATTCGCCATTGAGTAAAGCTGAAATGCAGCCCCGCCTTTATGGAACATCTCGAAATTTTCAATGGCATCTACAAGTTCTGGCTCTGCGTAAAGACCATTTAATGGCGAGCGCGTATCAGAACCATCGGCAGCAATCTGTTTAACAGCAGTTCCAGTTGGCTTTTCAAAGAACAGCTTGTTTGCAATACCAAATTCCTTCAGCTTGTTCAACTGCTCTTGGGATTGGAGCAGGTTAATCATCTTGCTTGCTGATCTTGCGTAATTGATGATTGGATCGTTGTATTCTCCCATCAAATATCTGATCTGCTCTGGAATGTCCTGTCTTGCCTTGGTAATCCCAAGCTTCTTGCCAATTCCAGAGGCTTGAATCATTGACTCCATTGGCTTATCTCGACCCTGCTCGACTATCTCTCTAATCCTGCCCTGCACTTCTTCTTCGGTAATGCTTGGATTCTGAGCCTTTAGCTCATTGCGAACAAATGTTTCAGCCTGGGTATACTTAGCTAGATCCCTTTTCTTTAGCAGTTCCACATTGAACTTAGGATTATCAAACTTCTCGTAAGAACGGGTCAGATATTCGCCCTTATTCATTCTGATCATATCAGCCTTGCTCATTCCAGAAGGACCAGCTTCCTGCGAGAACACGCCAGATTGGATTAAGCCTTCCGATAGGTTGTCTAGCTGACGGCGCATTTGTTGCGCTACAGGTCTGATTGCTTCTGGAAGATTATCTGCTGACAGATAACCACGCAAGAACTGATCGACCTGGAGCGACTGATCTGGAGTTAATTTGGGTTTGCCATTAAGTTCCCTTGCGGCTTTGGCTAGATCCTTCAGCGTAAAATCAATCTGCTTCAGCATCGCCTGCGTGCGCGATCCCCTGGCTTCCATAATGTCAAACATCTCTTTGGGAAGATTGCCTTCAGTAGTAAGCCACTTTTGCGCCACCTTGGCCGCGCCTTCCTGTACATCGGACACAATGAACCCAGCCTCACCAGCCTTGCCACGCATTGGTCGAGGGATGGTTGGTTTAGCAAGTCTTTCCCTGAATAAATCATATTCCTCATACAGTCTTTTTTGATCTTCCATAGGAAGCTTACCCAACTTTTCTTGCGTTAATTTCTTCTGCTTTAGAAATCTATTTCTTGCCTCATCTGGTGTTATTCCGTATTTATTTACAAAATTTTCCTCACTAAGCTGCATCATTGTTTTTGGCTTGTATGGTCTGCTGACAGGACCTTCCTCTATTTTTTGCCTTACAAGATTCGCAGTTTCTTGGTCTGGAGCAATTATGTTTACCTTTACTTTGTTTGGTAATTCTATTTGCTCTTGAATTTGTTCTGGAACAACCTCACCCTCCGCTGGCAACGCTAACCTCTCGCCACTAGGCAACTGAGTCCTTGGCGTAACAATCGGACCTTCGCGCACAATCTCGCCTTGCAATCCGCGAGTATCTGGAATAATGGCCTCACGATTAATGCCTTGAGATTCGGTAGTAAATACGTTTGTCTTCGGTATTGGATCGTTTAGGTCAACCAAACTTTCCTGCATCGGTGTCGTGATTCCACGCCGTTGCATCTCGGCTGTGTCGGCTGCTGTTCCACGCACGTTCCCGCGCACGCCTGCCTCTGGCAATTGTTCTTGCTGGACTACAGTAGCCTGCTTAATCGGACGCTCTTGTTGTTGTTGTCGAGCGACTTGTATTTCGGTTGACGTTGGTGCTGGTAGCGGCTCGTAATAAGGGCGAACTTCTGGTTGACCAGGCTTGGGTGCTCCAACCTCAAAATCAACCTTGTCCAGCACTCTTCTTCCTCCAAGCTCAACTTCTGTACGCTTGGCTCGCTCAACTCCAGTAGCCTGTGTCCGCTGCGCTTCATTTAGAATTTGTTGCCAATCACGAACCTCAGCAGGCGTTGCTTTGCCACCCTTAACTTTATAATTCAAATCCTTAAACTCGTTGAAATTATATCCTTTAACCCTAGATCCGCTGCCAAGACCAGCGTAAAGAGTATTAAACAATGCGTCTTCAGCAATTGTTCTTGCCGTAACCTCACTGCCAGTAATTGCGCGAACAGCACTTCCAATTCCAGCACCACCAACTGCTGACACACCAACTGTTTTACCCAACTCTTGCGCTGCTCTCTTTGCACCTAGTTCTTGAAATAATGTTTTACCAGCTTGAACCAATTGCGCAGCACCAACCGTACCCATAACAACTTCTGGAGCATATTGACCCGCTGTTTGATAGCCTGGGGCAAACTCGCCTGCTCTTGCAACATTTGGAGTAAACTTTTGTAATCCTGCTTCTGCTAATTGACCCGCTGCAACTGATCCACCAATTCCTCCCACAACAGCACCAATCGGACCGCCAACCGCCAATCCTCCCAATCCTCCAGCAATCCCGCCCATAACTGAAGCTGATCCCTTAATCAGACCAGCAGCACCAGCCGCAACCTTTACATTGGTCGGAACATCAACAGCCTCTTTATTTACAAAGTCATCAATCTCAACATCTTGTTCTGGCGTGTAATCTGGAAGTGTTGATGCGTACTGTTTTGTTTCTGCCCCCCATTGGCGAGCTAGGTCAACCTGCTCTGGATAGGTAAGAGTCTTGTAATCTTCGGAAGCCTTGATCTCACTCCACGCTGGCGGTTCTTCTGACTTTGGTGCTAACTCTGGCTCTACGGCCATTCCAGCTAACTGACGAATCTTGTTGGCTGAAGATAGCTCCTGTACTTGGGCTTCAGCCATGTTATCTGCCTAGTCTTGACTTTATCCAGCTTTGAGCCTGTGGTTCTTCGGCTTGACCAAAAATTGCATTCAATTGTGCCTTAATTGCCTTTGGTGTTTGCGGATCTCTCCATTTTCTTTCTGCTTCTTCATTTGAGTACGAGATAGTCCCAGCATCGCCAACCGACAAAATAATCTTGCCACCAGTAGATGCCTTTACAAGCTCTTTCCTTACGTCTGCACTTGCCATTCTTACTGCCGTATCTCGATCATATCCTTCGGCAATATAGGTATCGGCAAGTCTTGGAACTTGATTGCGATAAACTTGCCCATAAATGTCTGCTCCTGCAACACCAGCCTCTGGAGCTAGGACAGTGCGTTTCACGCCACCCATATCAAGGCTTGCTGTAGGAAGCAAAGACTTCTCGCCAGCAAGGTAGTTTTTTGCGGCATCAACTCTTGCCTGTCTTGCCCTAGATTCAACATCAAATTGCCCCTGCATCTTTGTGGCCTCAAGCAACCCAGGACCTCCTTGAGCAGTCATTTTTGCACCAATTGCTTCTCCAATTGGAATACCAAATTCTTTTTGTTTTTCTTGCTCAAGAAATGCCGCCACTTCAGCAGCCCTTGTTGCCCTTCCGCTTGGACTTTCCATCTCTTGTTCATTGCGAGCTTTTGCTAAATCAAGCTGTAACTTCTCCATCTCAAGACCAGACTTCACTGCTTGGTTATACTTCATCTGTTGATAAGCTTGATCGTAGTCTCGTGCTGCTTGTGTTAATGCTGGCATAAATTATCCCCTAAAGAATGCATTGCTTGATGGCCCACCAAATAACCCAGTAAATCCAGAAAGACCTCCAGCAATAGATGCAAACTCTTGTCCTGGGCTTCGATAGCTACTAGCAATCGCACCAACCTGCGAACCATACTGGCTGGCTTGTAAGTCCGCCAACGTATTATAAATACCAGCCGCATTCTGCGCTCCAATGAATCCAGCGTTCGGATTGACGTAGGCATAAGGATTGGCGGCTGAAGGCGTGGCTTGGAAGCCACCAGTGGATTGAGGTGCGGAGGCGGCCAAGTAATTGTTTAGAATATTCTGCTGTTGTCCAAGACGCTGTGAGGCCAGATTGTACATCGTTGGGCCGCTTGCAATAAAGCCTTGAGCCGCGCCAAGGCGGGATTGAGTAAGGGCATTACGCAAGCCAACGTCACGCGCCATTGCGTCTGACATGCTTTGACCAGAAGCTAGGAATCCCTGAGCTGCACCAAGGCGAGCCTGTAACCTTTGCTCCCCAGCCAATCCCGTTGTGACTGCTTCCTCTACGGCTGGTGCAACACCAAAGATATTGCCTCTGGCAGTCTGTGCTGCCCTTGCGGCCTGCTGGTACTGCCTCTGCTCTTCCGCGCCAAGCTGTGACCCTAGTGCAACCTGACCAGCAATCCGTTGTTCAACATCACGCCTAAAGGCTTCTGTCTCTGGGCTGGTCGTTGCCTCAAGAGGAGCTTCAGCCATTGCCTGATACTGCTTGGCAAGACCGCGGACGGTTGCGCCGATAGTAGGGTCAATTACATCAATTTGTTTTAATGTTCGTTCTTCTGGTAAACGCAGTGATTCTCTGAATTTGGAAATGGCTGAAGTAGCTTGTTCTCCACTTACTGGCTGATAGCCCTCATAAAGACCTTTAGCTTCTAGCGTATCTTTCTGGGCTTGGGCAAGCTGACTTTTAATACTATCAATAGATTTTTGAGCTTCAGTTTTGCTTGTACCAGAAGGAAGATCAGCATATATTTTATTTGCTTGATCAAGTTGGCTTTGCAGATCAGTTGTTGCCGCAGTCCCGATGTCGTAAAGGCTTTTATATTGACTCTTTCTTGCCGCATTGATGTCGTTAATAATCTGATCATCTGTAACATCTACATTCAGTTTTCCAGCAAGACCGCCAGTATCAAACATTGCATCACCACTAAGAGCCTGAAGTCCAGTTGATAGCTTCCCAACATTCGCATTAGCTGCTGCATTTACGCCAAGATCGGAAAGCCCATATCTTGAAAGAGATTCAACAAGCTTTGGAGATCCTTGGTTGATTTGATTCGATAAGGCTCGTACTTCCTCTTGAAGTGTTACTACTTTTTGCGCGGCTCCAGTTTTGATTAGCTTTGAAACTTTATTTCCATCCGCATCTTTACCAGTTGAAAGTATTTTTTGAGCCTGAATTTCAGCATTTTTATTATTAAGCTGATCGATTAAATCCGTTCCAGCGGTTATGTTTTTTATGATTTCTTTTGCATCAAGGCTTAAATTCTTTGAATCAAAATCACGGACAATCTTTGCGGCATCTTTTAATGCCTGCTGATCTTTTGCATTTAGATTTGCTACACCAGCTTTTTGTGCTTGGGAAAGATAGTTTGAATAATTTGTTACAGCCTTTGTAAAACTATCTGGAGAGCCTTCCAATTTTGTTATTTTAGGAATTTCAAAAACAGCTTTATCTGCCGCAGCAGTATCAAATACTTCCTTATTGCCAACTTTCTTTACATAAGTATTTTTTACGTCTGATAAGCCAGCCGCAGTGTACTTGTCAATAAGCTGTTGATTCGGGTCAACTGGCTGTAATTTTGCTGCTTTCCCCATATTAAAATATTCCTGTCCTTGGAAGCCCGCTTAAATAATCAATTTGATTTGCGCCTTGAGATTGTTGAACTTCTTGTGGAACTGCTCCCATAGGAGATTGACCATAAAGGCGAGCAAACTGGATTGCGGCCTGCTGGCCTAATCCGCGTTGAGTTGCGTATGATTCTGGGGCCATTTCAAACTGGCGGCGCATAGCTTCCAGAGAACGCTGTGGACCAAGCTCACGCTCAACCTGCAATCCAGCCTGGGCTGTTTTCTGCAAGTCTAACGCCGACATCTGGCGTTCTAGTTCACGCTGGCGAGGCATATACTTCTCGCGCAGGCGTTGCTCTAGAGCTGCAACTTCAGGCTGTTTCTCTAGATATGTATTCAGTGAAGACCTGTAAAATAGGTCATTCGCCTGGGCCGCTTTCATCGGATCGGGAGGCGGAGGAGGTGCTGGAATAGAAGGACTGCCACCCATTAGAGTAAAGCCTTTCGCATAAATGTCATATAGTCATAACTCCTTGGTTTACCAGAACGATTAAAGGTGATCCGCTTGCGGGGACCAAAACGCTCCCAAAGGAGCAACAGCAAGCACTTTAAGGATTTAGCACCATTTGAGGAGATCGTCAAGTCAACAAAGACATTCTCACCATCTTCGCTATGCACATAATGATCAGCCTTTTGTCCGTCCTTTATGCACCTAGCCAAAGCCACCCCAGCTATCTCATCCCCATCCTTAACTACCCCGACCATGCCTTGCTTCTCAAACCATCCGTACCAAGCCCCCAGGTTAGGCCACATAGCCTCTGGAACGCCACTTTCCTCAATGTACTCAATAGCCGTCATATATTCTTTTGCACCTCGATGGTGTCGGGATTGGCGGCGAGCATGATTTGCTTAATGGAAAGCTTCTTACCTGAAGCCTCCATCTTAAACTTCATATTGCGCCACTTCTGATAAGACCTAAGACTATCAGCCCTAAAGTTGTAAGTCTGAGCCGAAAGCGTGGCTGGCAACGTGAAAGGCAGGGTTAATCCTCCTGGGGTCGATGTGTCTACGGCTGTTCCAATTGTGACATATTGTGAGTCTGTCTCCCGCTTCATGCTTATGGTACAATTGGTGGCCGTAGAGTAATAATACTCCATCTCGTAGTGCGAGCCGTACTTCTTTGAAATCCTATCGTCAAAATCATAAGCCTTGGTCACAACGTAGGACGCATAGGAAGTTCCGTAATCTTTAAACTCGGTATTTCCATCACCCTGCAAATCTGGATCAAGGTAATCGTAAAGATGCCCAACTTGTCCTGTCGGACTGCCAATCGCAAGCTTTACGCAGTTTGTTGAGTATCCGCCAGAGAAGTTGGTCTTGGTCATTGCGCTTGCGGCTATTGACCACAATCCCTCAAATGAGCCAAACAGTGTGTTGTAAACAAGCACATAATTGCAGGTTGTTGAGTTGTCCAAAGGAAGAGCCAGATAATATCTGTTGTTATGAAACGCCCCGTTCGCAGAACCAATATAACCCCTATTGATTCTTGCTATTACATTCTTAACCTGCTCGCTAAGAGTTGGTCCTACTGTGTAAAAGTCATCGGCTGCTGACCTTACAACGCTCCTTATTCCGTCATTAGACAGGAATAATACATCCTTGTTTGTAAAGATTGCCGATCTGGATGCTTGACATCCAACCTTGTCGTTAATCAGTCTTACATTCCATCCAGCAGCAGTTGTTGCGGTTGGGTCAACAGTAACCAAGTAAATCTTGTTTGGCTTGAAAACGAGCAATTCAAAGTCAAAGAATGGTTGGATGGCAATAATGTCCTCGCCGTCATTGCCACCGACAACAATGCTGTTTGTCGATTTCCATATTTCGGCATCAAGGATGTCGGATGCGTAAAGCGTGTTGCGATTATCTCCAGTTCCTACGGCAAATAAACGGTTGGTAAACTGGCGAATCAAGCGAAGGCCAGATGGCGAGAGAGCAGAAACGCTGGCTGTTGCTGTTGCTGTAAAATGCCCACCACCAGAGGGAGGAGCAGCAATGGTAACTGTTGGC